GCTGCAGGTGTTGCAACCTTGGCTTTGTTGTTTCCATCTTAAGATGAAATTAAAGATGAAGGTTTTACTCGAAAGATTTGCGTATCATCCCGAAGCCACCCTTGGCAAACTCACGATTGAGGATGAAGAATTCTATACAGCGGAACGCCCTTTTCGGGGGAATAAAAAAAACGTGAGCTGCATCCCATCTGGTAAATACACTTGTTCAAGATATACATCTAAGAGATTCGGAGAAACATTTATAGTGGATGATGTACCAAACAGAACTTATATTCTTTTTCATGTTGGCAACTTTCCAGAAACAGATAGTCAAGGCTGCATCCTAATCGGGGAAAAAATAATGGAGGGCAGACCTGCAATATCCATGAGTAAGAAAGCAATGCAAAGATTCAGAGATACCTTAAAAAAGGAGGACAAATTTGAGTTCATCATTGAAGACAAGTTCCCCTTCGATTGGTCCTAACCTAGAAGCTAAGTCCTGTAATAAATGCGGGAAAGAACAAACGCTTGACCGCTTTGAAAAAAGCAAAGGATATACAAGCAATGTTTGCCGCAGCTGCCGTGATTCGGGGAGAAGAAAAAAAATGTCCGAAAGCCCATATTCCTATATATCAAACCTATACAACCAACTATCAAACAAACGAAAGAAAACTCACGGATTTACGATAACCAAGGAAGATTTATACAGGGTATACGATAAGCAAAAAGGGCTCTGTAGATATAGCGGTTTACCTATGACTTATATCAAAGACGGCACAGGCAAACATCTTACTAATATCAGTATTGACCGCATAGAAAATAAGGTTGGTTATCATGAAGGAAACATTGCTCTGGTTTGTCTATCTTGCAACATGATGAAGTACAATTTAGAACTGAATGATTTGATTGATTGGTGTAAACTTATTGCAGACAATTACAGGTGAAAGACTATGATTAAAAATAAATCCGTGAAGCAAAGAAAAGAGGAATTTGTGCAGCATTTTATGGTCACAAAGAACGCTACAGAAGCAGCAAAAAGAGTTGGATATTCTCCGAGAAGTGCATATTCGCAGGGTCACAGATTGATGAAGGATGATGAAGTCCAAGAAATGTTGGCAAAAGAGACCAAAGAATCAAAAGAAAGGAACCTCAACGACCATGATGCAATCATCCAGCAGCTTAAGGATGAAGCCCTTGGTAAAGTAAACGGACACACGTCAGGCTCAAGGGTAAAGGCTTTGGAGATTCTCATGAAGTTCTATGGAATGCTTGAGGAAAGCCAATCTATTGAGGTATCAATGAAAGAGAATTGGTTTGATACCCTAGATTTTATAAAGGAAGAGAATCACCTTTCTTAGGTGAGGCTTCCGCAAATGACCATATAGATAAGTGACCACTATCGATGAAGAGCAGCAATCATAAGGGGTCGGGGGCAGGGGCTCGACCGCACCATACACATATATACACATACCCCATGTGGACATAAGGGGGGGTAGTAATTTTGCAAATCGATTCCGAAAAAAATAAAATAAAAAAAATTATAAATACCTTTAAGACGAATCTCAGTCTTTATTCGGAACATTGCTTAAAAATTATAGATAAACAGGGCAAATTAAAGCCCCTTGTTTTTAATGAAGCGCAAAGATTACTAGATGAGCAGATAGAAATGCAATATTCTCATCAAAAGCGGGTCCGAATGCTCATCTTAAAGGCACGACAAACAGGTATTTCTACATATTGTCAGGCACGGGGTTTTTGGAAGACGGCAACCAATCAAAACCTAAATGCGGTAGTAGTATCGCACTTGAACGAATCTACTAAAGCTATCTTTAGCATGGTGCGTAATTATTACGATAATTTGCCGCACCCCTTGGTGACTCCTGAACTCAAAGAATCGACTTCTAACTCCATGGCTTTTACACACGGGTCCCGTTGGAGGATTGCGACAGCCAGAACAGGCGAAGTTGGGAGGGGATGGACCACGAACTATTTACATGGGTCTGAGGTCGCTTTCTATCCGAATGCAGATATTATCCCGAGTTTGCTCCAGACGGTCCCCGAAATGGAGTCTGAGATATTATTAGAATCGACTGCGAATGGAGCAGGAGGCTGGTTCTATGATGCGTGTATGAGAGCTCTACGGGGTGAAGGTGAGTGGGATATATGTTTTATACCTTGGTTCATGATGCCCGAATACCAGCGTAAGACCGATAAATACTTTGAACTAGAACGAGAAGAAGAAGATGTGAAAGCTATGTATGAGCTCACGGATGAGCAAATACTCTATCGCAGACTCAAAATACAAGAACTTGGCTCGGAAGAACTATTCAGACAGGAATACCCGTCTACCCCGCAGGAGGCGTTTTTAACTACAGGTAGATTATTCGTAGAGCCGAAATACATAGACCAAGCTGCGTTAGAATGCTATACCCCGATTTCCCGCCTCGATGTGCGAGAGAACGATTTCGTAGAACACAAAAATGGGCTCCTAAAAATTTTCGAGAATCCAAGGGATTCTCTAAGATATTGTATTGGAGTAGATGTTGCGGAGGGGCTCGAGCACGGAGACTACAGCTGCATCCAAGTTTTAGACCACTTCGGCAATCAGGTCGCCACATGGTCAGGTCATGTAGACCCGTTTGACCTCGCCCACATAGTTCTCAAAGTGGCAGTCTTTTATAACAAAGCTTGGACTTTGATTGAAAGAAACAATCACGGACTCACTACTATAAGAAAAATGCAAGAACTTAATTATCCAAACTTGTTTGTCGAACAAACCGTAGACGATGCGTATGTAGACAAGCTAACCAGACGAGCAGGTTTTTTAACAACAACCAAGACAAAGCCATTAATTATTGATAACTTAGTGCATCTATTGCGACAAGGCGAATCTGGCATTGTGGATATGGAACTCATAAACGAGCTACG